ACGGATACGTGTGGAAGTTCTTGTACTCTCTAACTCCAGAACGCATCTATCAGTTTTTGTCATCTAATCACATCCCTACACAAGAAGCAGAACCAACGCTTGCCGGCGGCGATTCTATCGAAGATCTACAGTGGCATGTGAAAGACAAGTCAGTTGGTGGAGAAATCCTACGTTTGAAGTTAACCAATGCGGGGTCTGGTTTTACTGCAGTGCCTACTGTCAACGTCATCGGTGATGGTACAGGTGCGACTGCAACTGCACACTTATCATCGGAGAATACAGTAACACACATCACTATGGATACCTATGGTGAGGGTTACACCTATGCGTCAATCGAAGTAATCGGTGGCGATCCGGCTGATCCGTGTACCGCACTCCCTGTTATCACTAGTGCAAACGGTCTAGGGTATAATCCAATAGATGATTTAAAAACAAGTTCTATCATGGTCAACATCAAGCCGGACGGAACTGTCAACGACACATTCGTTGTGCGCAACACCTTCCGTCAGATGGGTCTTATCAAGAACCCTGTACAGACAGACGGCAATCCATATACTAACACCTCTGCAAAGGTCATGCCTTCTATTACACTAGAAGCGACTTCTCCTTTTGAGCAGGGTAAGTTAATTACTGGTGCAACATCTGGTGCAAAAGCATACGTCAATGATTCGGTAGATACTGAAGTGTTTTATCACCAGAACGAGTCTACTGGATTCGAACCGTTTCAAGCAAGTGAGGGCGTAGTACAAGAAGGTCAAATATTAACAGGTGTTATCGTATCGATAACTCTACAAAATGTTATCGATCGTTTCTCTGGGGATGTTCTATATATCGAGAACCGTGCACGTATTCGTCGTGACGAAGAGCAACAAGAAGATATCAAAATCGTAATCACCGTTTAGGATTGGTCATGGCAGATTTTACAGACAAGACGTTCAGAGAAACATATCGCGACTTTTACAATGCTGAAGATGGTTACTATCGTGTCCTATTCAACTCAGGTAAGGCACTACAAGCTCGTGAACTAATCGAATCACAGACAATCATCCAAGAAGAGATTGCGCGTTTCGGACAGAACATTTTTAAAGAAGGTGCGTTAGTCAACCCAGGCGGCGCAACCGTAGACAATAAACTAGAATACATTCGCCTAGACCCATCGAGTACATTCGACGCATCACTAGTCGGTCAATTACTTACGAACGGCGTAGTCGAGTTTCAGATTCTAGAAATGTATGACGGGGTCAATGGTGACCCAGCTACGCTATACGTCAAGTATACCGATACGTCTGCTTTCACTGATAACACAAAAGCACCTCGTGTTGCATCACAAGATGTGCTTTCACGTGTTGACGCAGTTACAATCAACATGACCGTCATCGATGATAGCGCAGATCCTATTCCGGCAGCAGGTCGCTCTACTAAGGCATACTTTGCAGCAGGTGACTTCTATGTTCAGGGACACTTTGTCTACATGGAAGGTGGCAGTGCATTCATCGATAAGTACAGCGCTCTACCTACAACCGACATTGGTTTCTTGATTGAGCAGAACATCATCACAGAAGGTGAAGATGAACAGTTGTATGACAATCAAGGTCAAGTTCCGGATCACACAGCCCCAGGCGCACACCGTTACCAGATCAAACTAATTCCTACTACACGCGACCAAGTTACATCCGAAGAAAACTTTGTATTTGTCGCACGTGTGGTTGATGGCATCATTACACGCGAAGTAAGTACATTCGATGCGTACAACCGTGTCAATGATCTACTTGCACAACGTACTAAAGAAGAATCAGGTAACTACGTTGTAAATAAGTTTACTGCAATTTTCGAAGAGAAAGATGCAGATAATCTAAATCTAGATGTGAGCGAGGGTATCGCATACGTTGATGGGTATCGTCTAGAGATCGGCGCAACTGATATCACGGTACCAAAGGCACGAGACACACTGGAAAAACTTAATGAACCTGTACCAGCGACATTTGGTAACTATGTGTATATCAAAGAAGGTGCTGGCGAATCTGAAGGTTTCGGTCGTCTTGCATCGTTTGGTCATCAACGACTAAGAACCTCACCTACAGGTGATTACATCGGTTACTGTAACATTCGTGCTGTACAACGAGATGCGACAGGTATTCGACTATACATCTTCAACATTCGTATGGATCCTAAAGTGGGCGGTGGGTATCACAGCTTCTCTGAGGCGACAATCTTTGAAGATCCAACTCCAGGCCTAGGTAGTCCACAAATCGTTTTGGTTGATAGTGTCATTCACGAGGCTTCTGATAATAGTCTATTGTTCGAACTACCAAGAACGACACCGACGAAGGACAGCATCACCGCAAACTACACTGCGCAGGTAACAACAACTACACAGGCAGACGGTGCAGGTGAGATTAGTTTGACAGGTGTTGAGCAAACTCAATGGGTAATTGCTAAAGAAAATGGTACTATTCTAGATAAGACTCCAGATATGACAGGTAAGTACACCGGACTTACTCCTACTCAGTCATACACTATTGCGTATTATGTAGAGAAGACTAATATCACTCCGCGATCAAAGACGATCACAGAATCCGTAGAAGATTACACTGTAACTGCGTCTGATCAACAGGGACGCCCACTATTCTTAGATTATGCCGATGGTATCAAGTTAAAGTCTATTAAGTATCGACCATCAACTGAAACTGGTCCGTGGGATGACGCAGAAGATATTACACACCAGTTCACCTTAGACGGTGGTCAACGCGACAACTTTTACGATCGTTCAGTTGCGTATCTGAAAGCAGGATATATTATTCCTTACGATGGTGTTGCAAAAGACGTTCAGGTCGTGTATGATTACTATGCCCATGAAGATAAGGAAGGTTACTTCTGTGCAGCATCTTACGTAGATGATGCGTACGAAGATATTCCAAAGCACACATTGGCTTCTGGTCAAGAAGTTTGTCTGCGTGACGTACTCGATTTCCGTCCAATCAGAGAGTTCTCAGGATCGTATCTACGTGAGTTCGTGGTGAAGGCACCACTACCTCAGAACGCATCCGCAATCTCAATCGACGACATCGACTACTATCTACCGCGTATCGACATTCTTGTTGCTAACGCAGTAGACAGTCGTGGTGATGTTGGTTTCGGTGAGCTACAAGTTATTCAGGGTGAGTCTGCAGTTTCTCCACGTGAACCAGAGATCCCTACAGGTTCGATGGCAATGTATAAGTTTAGGTTGAATGCGTACACATTCGACAGGTCTGATCTGTCAAGTGTTTACATCCCTAACAAGCGTTACACCATGAAAGATATTGGTGATCTAGAAAGACGCATCGAGAATCTAGAAGTAACTACATTAAGTCTACTAGAGAATAACACTGTAACACAACCTATTACAGATGATACTGGCGTAGAAAGAATAAAGACTGGTTTTATTGCCGATAACTTTACGACATACAATTATTCCGATATCAAGAATTCTAACTATCGCGCATCGCACGATAGAACAGGTCAACTAAAGCCAGGGTTCAGGGAGAACTCTGTTCGACTTTCATACAGTACAGATAATGTTGACGCTGTCGTAAAAAATGGTGATGTAGTTACACTACCATTTATAAGCATGGCATTGATGTCGCAAAACCTAGCAACAGATATCATCAATGTTAACCCATTTGCGGTTGTAAGTCAAGTGGGTACGATGGAACTATCTCCATCTTCAGATCAGTGGATTGAAACAAGAGATCTACCGAATGAAATGCAACGCATCGAGCGTACCAACGATGGTTACATACAAGATCAGTATGGTGATGATTTATGGGATTATGCTGGTTCCGGTATTATTGGATACAGTCAAACCGGATTCACGTCAGCGGCAGATGCCTCAACAAGAGATCTCACTATTTTTGAATATGCAGGCACACAAGTTGCAGGAGAAGAAGTAACTCCGTATATGCGTTCTCGTAGAATCAACTTTGTCGCTAAGGGTCTACGCCCTAACACTAAGATGTTTGCCTTCTTTGGTGATACAGACGTAAGTTCGTGGGTACGTCAAGAAGCAACGACTCAAAGATTCGCAGACAACCCACAAGAGTTTGGAAGTCAGTATGCATCTGCGACTGAGTATCCGGCTGATCTAGGTGGACCATCTCTACTACAGACAGACGGATCTGGAAAACTCGTTGGCTCGTTCTTCTTGCCTAACACAGACACATTGAAGTTCCGTTCAGGTAAACAGGTGTTTAAACTACTTGATGTTAGTGTAAACGATGAAGTCGAAGCAACAGTATCTGCTCGCGCAAGTTACTCATCAACAGGTTCGATAGAAGATGTACAACAATCTATTCATACTACACGCGTTGTTGAAAAGGGAACAGGTCGTGCAGATCCACTTGCGCAAACATTTTTCGTAGATCAAATCGAGAATCCTAATGGATTGTTCTTGACGAAGGCGCGTATCTACGTAGAGAGTAAAGATACAACAACTCCACTAGAACTACAGATTCGCGCAGTCGAAAGTGGCGTACCAAGTAACCGTATCGTACCTGGCTCAGTTAAGTTTATCGAACCGTCTGACATCACGGTCACACCATTTAACTCTGCAACAACAATGGCAGGTGTACAAGCAAACGCAACAGTCGTAGAGTTTGATGAACCAATTTACTTGACAAGCGGCGAAGAGTATGCTATAGTATTGTCGAGTGAATCTGTAAACTATAATGTATACATCGCAGAGACCTATGACTTTGTCATCGGTAGTCGTGAAGATAAAGTTTCTCGACAGCCTGCGGCAGGCTCACTATTCCTATCACAGAACGGATCGACGTGGGCACCGGATCAATCTAAGGACTTGATGTTCGAACTAGATCGCGCAGAGTTTGATACTTCGGGTGCGCTAGTGCTTGATAATGCACCTCTACCAAAGGTTACTCTGGGTACTGATCCACTAGAAACCACTTCAGGTTCAGTATCTGTCAAGGTATATCATGAAGGTCATGGTTTCAGTCTGGGTGATAACGTTGCAATCTCAGGTGTTGCGAATACAATTGGTGGCGTCGCTGCGTCAGAGTTCAACGGAACGTTCGATATCAAGAGTGTGAACTGGGATGGGTATACAATCGAGGTCGTTACAGCTGCACCTATGTCAGGTATTGGTGGTGGTAATACAGTTGTTGCATCACAGCAAGTATACTATGATAGCTTTATGCCTCAGATACAAAGTGTCATCCCTAATAAGACAGCGGTTACTGCAAAACTATTTGACGCAAAGGCAAAGTCATATGGTGGTAACTCTTCAACCGACAGTCGTAAACTAGGTCAGTTCAGTTACAGTCTACCAAGTAGTCTAGCGAATGCACGTCAAGTATTCTTGAACGATCATAATACAAACACTCAACCAAGCATTGTCGCTTCTTCAGAGAATGCGAGTGGTGCAGAGACAATGAAGTTCAATCTTCAGATGACGACAAGTGACCCTAAAGTTTCTCCAGTCATCGATCTACAGCGAGTTTCTGTTCTTGCGTTAGAAAATGTTATTGACAACGTGGATGCTGCACAACATATCACAACTGCAGTGACTGTTAATGATTCTTCACAGGCAATCAAAATAGCCTTCTCTGGTAATCGACCACCAGGCTCAGACTTTGAGGTCTATGTTAAGGCCGCGGCAGATGAAGACGCATTGACTGCCACTGACGACAATGGAGATTTCATCACAAACTGGACGCAAGTCACAATAGACAAAGTTCAACCTAGTGATGAAAACCCAGCGACATTCCGTGATTATGAATACACGGCAGACGTTGATCAGTTCACTGCGTTCAAGGTCAAGATTGTAATGCACGCCAATAACTCATCTAAGTCTCCGACTATTAGAGATTTGCGTGCAATTGCATTGGTAGTATAATGAAATTTAAAAAGGTTGAAGGACACAGTAATTTAGTTAGAGATAGCAGAACAGGTGCTGTTTTAAATACAAATAAAACGGAGATAGAACGAGCGAGAAAGATTAAACAAGTAAATGAAGAGAGACAACAACATATTAGTTCGTTGACACATGAAGTTAAAGAATTAAAGAAAGATATGTCTCAAATAAAAGATTTACTTTTTCGTTTAGTAGAGGATAATCATGAGTAATGTACAAGTAGTCAATCTGGCTGATAATATTAATGCAGCGATACTAAAAATAAATCAAAACTTTGCTGGTGTTGATGCTGGTGATATCGGTGGTGGACTAGATTCTGCAGAAGTTAGGGCTCTCATTACTGGTTCCGATTTGGACATGGGTGGTAATAAGGTTCTCTTTGGTAATGTTTACTCTACTATTGCTGATTTACCAGATGCAGGAACATATCATGGTATGTTTGCACATGTACATAACACGGGTAAAGGTTACTTCGCACATGCTGGTCAGTGGGTAGAATTGGGAGGTGTAGACTCTTCTCAAATTAGTAATATCGTAAATAATATTCTTGACTCTGACTACTTTATTACAGTCATTAATCAAGACTATCTAAATCAGTTCACAATCAATACCGACGTAAGTTACTTAGATTCGGACATTTCTGCTAATGCATCTGCGATCTTCCAGTTAACTTCTCGTATTGACGCGACTGACTCTGGCGTCCTAGTATTATCGCAAGCATTAACTCAAACGCAGGCTGACCTAGATGGATTAGTACTTGATGGGTTTGATTCGGATGCTCTTGTTTCTGCAGTAACATCTGCAAACTCTCAAGTTATTTCTAGAATCGAAGCAACAGAAAGTGATTTGACTATATTTTCAGGGGTTCTTGATTCAGTCGAGGCACAATTAATTATTATCGATAGTGACCTTGGTGTTCGCATCGACGCAGAAGCAAACGCAAGAAGTCAATTGTCTTCGACGGTAACTGCGCAGGGTGGTACAATAACAACCCTAAGTCAGGAAGTTACTGCATTAGACAATGCTGTGTTCATTCGAGATAGTGATGGTAACATAACATCAACCGCATTAGCATCTGCTGAAAATGCATTGACAAACCAAATCACTCAGGTTGACGGTCGTATCACTACTGTTGAGGCGGGACTAACTACTGACCTACAAGCATATGCAGACGGTGTCGGAGCATCGGTGACTAATACGTTAGAGGCCTATGTTGATGCTGCAACCGGAAACACGACCGCATCATGGAATTTAGATCTAACTGCTGGAGATACAAACAACCCATACGTTGCTGGTATAAAGTTTGGTAACGATGGTGCCTCGGCAGACTTTGTTCTTTCTGCGGACACCTTCCAGTTAGTCACACCAACCGATTCAGACGGTACAGGGGGTATTAGTCCGTTTACAGTTACCGCGAATGGTGTTGAACTTTCAAACGCGACAGTTACTGGCGCGATAGATGTCACTACAACAGATTCAGATGGGTCTATGAATATTACAGGTAATCTCATTACCATAAGTGATGGCGCTGGAAATGTAAGAGTAAAGTTAGGTAAAATCTAATGAGTTACGGTCTATATATTTCAGACGGTGTTAATGGCGGAGTTATTACTAATTCGAATACTGTTCTCAACGAAGAGTTTTCATATTCTCTTACTGCAACATTAGCCCCTAGTGCAAGTACTAGTGTACAGTTTTCAGGTGCAGGCAATTCCGCATTGATAGGAGTCACCTTTAGTAATGCATCTCCAGAACAGAATGATTTATCTATTTCTAGAAATTCGTCAACTGATACATTGACTATTACTAACAGTGGGGCAAGCGCTGTAACTTTTACTGCAGATTTTTTTAGGTTTGGATAATGGCAGATTACGGATTAACAGTTTATAACAACAACGGCGGACTAATGTTTGATACTCGCCGTGATATGAATAGTTACGTTGTTACCGAAGTGGGTACAGGCACCGCACCTAGTGATTTCAGCTTAGCTGATGGAGATTTCTTGTTCGTTGCTATTCCTTCTGGACAAGCGAATACGATGTCTCAATATGTAATATTTCTTGGACTGAATACCGGCACCTTGTCTGTAGAGTTTAGAGGATATCCTATCGACACTGACGGAGCTGTTGTTAGTCTCACATTAGATTATTTCGTAGTAAAACATGCGAAGAATGTTACTTCTACAAATACACACGGTTTAGTTGTGTATAATGAAGATCAAACAGTACAGTTTGATAGTCGATCTGTAAAGACAGGAAACCATTTTACTATTACATCATATACTCAACCAAAATCAATAATTGGCTGGACTCCTACTACTGGAGGAGTTGACTTAGGAGACCCTTCAGATTATTGGGAAATAGGAACTTGGACAAGCGGTTCATTTAGTTTTGAGGGTAAATACGTTAGAGGAATAAGACTTACTGCAGATCCTTTGTACTATAATTATAATAAGGTGACCAGTTCAAGTGGTGGCGGAGGCTTTGGCGAAGGCTTTGGTGGAGGATACGGAGGTGGATCCACAACAACTACCGAAACATATTATAGAGACAATCCTAGCATGATATTGTCTGCCGAATTAGTTTAAAGAGGAAAAAATGATTTACTATATCGCGACTATTGAAGATAGTCAAATAAAAACATTAAAATTATCAAGTGGTGATAATGAGCCTGAAGGTGTACGTGAAGATGGCAATACTATTGTACACATTGATTTTCCAATAGAAGACCGCTTTGAATTCATCAATACTCATTTCTGGGAGGGTGAATGGAAACAGCGTGAGCCTTCTCCAAACAGACATGCTGAATGGATGGACGGAGAGTGGGTTTGGAATCACGAAGACCTAATGAACGATGTTAGGCTTGTAAGAAATAAATTGCTGTTTGATTGCGATTGGACTCAGTTGCCAGATGTCGATCTAACAGAAGAACAAAAGGATTCTTGGACAACATATCGCCAATCCCTGAGAGATCTTTCATTCGTATCTTCTAACATTACTTGTCTAGATGATGTGTCTTGGCCAGTGTCTCCATAGTATAAATATTTTTTTAAATAAAATTCAAAAATGTGTGGTTACTTCGGTTTCCGCACATTTTTTTTATTATAAATAAAGTACGTTATAACCTTTAATTTTAACCCTAACAAGAGAGCGATTATTGTGTCAGCATCGAGCATACCACTAAAAATTAAAAATTCGAATGGTGACCTACAGGAATTCACTCCGGCGCAGGAAAACTATCTTGCGTACGCAGTGGGTCAAGCACTAGCAGAGGCCTCTGCTGGTGATGTCGGCGATATCAGTCTAACAGACGGTAACTCCATTGGTTCATTTACGGACGCGTACTATAATGAGCCAGCAGGAACTCACCCTCTGTCCAATCTCACAACTACCACAACTACTACTACGTTGAAGCAAGTTGCTGGTCCAGCTGATGAATCTGGTGCTGATTTTACCCGTCCTGTTGGTTACTATGAAAACGGACCAAATCCTGGCTTCTACGAAATGGTAGATACCGATTTGGATAATCTTGCGGGTCGTGTCCTAGGCAACATGGCTCAGAACAATTATACTGGTACATTTAAGCTGGCGAAAACATCGCCAGGCGCAGACTACTCTGTCTTCATTGAAAACGCATTCTCTGATACTCACGGTGATGGCACCGTCGAGAACTATAGCATTTATCAGCGCGTTACGATGCCTGCAGTTGATGCGCATCGCCCAGTTACTATTTGTTATGATGATGATGCGTCAGTAGCAGTCAACCTTTCGGACGTTTCTTCACTTAATCTATATCAAGGTCAGGACACTGTAATTACTGCGGCTCCTACTGATTCTAACGGTGACGCAATTACTTGGTCGTTCGAAGAAGTTAAAAGTTCGCTCTTCTTTGCAGCAGATGATTATATGAACGTATATGATCCAAACACTCTGCAACTGTTACATTCCCTTGGTCCTTTCCAGTCTAATTTGGGAACTCAGATCGGTTCTATGGCAGTTGGAGGAGGAAAATATGCAGTTGGTGATGGAATACAAACGAACTCTCAGATTTTAGTTTATGATATAAACGATCTAACTGCAACACCAACTACGATTACAGATAGCAGCGATAATGGTTTCGGTAAATCAATTGCTCTGTCAGATGATAAACTGTATGTTGGAATGTGGAAGAGCAATAATCGTGCTGGCGGTGTACTTGTATATGATCTTAATGATTTAAGTGCCTCTCCTACAGAGATTACTTCTCCATATCCATTTCCGAATTATGGCCGATTCGGCGATAACAATCTCGAAGTTGTAGGCAACAAAGTCTTCATTAGTCAAGTGCGAGGACAAAATGGTGAAGGTGTGATTTATGTTTATGATAATAGCGATTTGTCTGCAACACCTATCGAAGTACGCGCTCCTGGCTCAGATTCATTCAATGGTGATGGTTTCGGTTGGGAAGGAAGGTTCGCTGTATCTGATACGCATTTAATTGTTGGTCAGATTTATGGCGGCAGTATGGCACAACGTAGCACCCCGACACATTCAGGTCTTGTACATATCTATGATATCAGCGACCTTTCTGCAGCACCGAAAACAATTCAACCATTCGATGCAACAGCAAACGGTTACTTCGGATACACGGTAGAAATTTCAAACGATTACATTGTTGTAGGAGCGAAGAATAACAATACTTCCATCGAAAGTTTTTACACGTATAACATGAGTGACATTTCTGGTGCGCCGCACTACGATCAAACATACAAACCAACAGTCACTAAAATAGAATCACCAGAAACTGCTGGCCAGCGTTTCGGTAAATCTATCAGAATAATTGAAAACCAGATTTTCGTTTCCGTTGAACTGGGTGACACTAATGGAACAAACACTGGTTCAGTTTATGTCTATGATGCAACAGATTTAACTGCAACACCACAAGAGATCGTCGGAAGTCGCGATTATGCTAATTTCGGAAACTCTATGGTGGCATACAAAGCACCATCTGCAGCATCCAACGGTGTCACTGTAACACAATCTGATAACGTGTTCACTGTGACTCCTGGCTCATCTGCAGCATCTTTCAAATTAAGATTTACTGGTGATGAAACAAAGGACGTTGATTTCACAGTATCCGCTGCACAGAAGTTTGACGGTTTCAAAGAGATGACCGACGCACAGATCAAGTATTCACTTGGTCAACGAGTCAAGTCTCTACGTGCAACTGCAGGTGCGATCGGTTCTTACCAATTACGATCTTCTGCACAAGGCGCACCTATCATGCCAGGCACTTGGTTGTCTGCAGGTACTGCGACTAACACACGTCGCTCGCTAGTTGATGTAGGGTATACACGTACTCGTAACTCATCGTATGTTCGTTCTCGTGTTTCCGCATATACTCGTGATCGTATTTCAACATTTACACGCAATAGTATAGCCTCATTTGCTCGTACATTTACGGGTGATTATACGGGCGAATACTCACGTGGATTTACGGGTAATTATTCACGTGACTTTGTTGGTAACTATTCACGTACTCGTACTTCTACGTTTGATGGAACATATACACGCGGTCGCCTATCAACATTTGCAGCAGACTACGTACGTAGCCGCGTATCAACATATGACGGAACTTTCTCACGTAACCGCCTCTCAACATACTCTCGTGAGTCAACTCGTTCACGTAACTCGGCATACACTCAAGTGTTCTCACGTACACGTGCTAGTGCATTTATTGCGGACTACACTCGCGCACGTACATCCACATATGACGGAACATTCGCTCGCGACCGTATTTCTTCATACATAGACACTTATACACGCACACGTCCATCAACTTTTGCGGGTAATTTTACAACAACTCGTACATCTACATACGATGGTACTTTCTCTCGCGTACGTAATTCTTCATATACTGGAACGTATTCTCGTGATCGTGTTTCCTCTTATGCAGGAACTTACACACGTGAAAGAGCTTCTACATACACTGGAGAATACACTCGCGCACGTACGTCAACATTTGATGGTACTTTCTCACAATTACGTACCTCTTCGTTTAGTGACACATACGCACGTACGCGTACGTCATCATATGACGGTACCTATGCAAGAACACGTACTTCTACGTATGACGGCACTTATGCTCGCACACGTGTTTCTTCATACGTAGACACTTATACACGCACACGTAATTCAACGTTCTCTGCGTCATACACTCGTGAGCGTCCATCATCGTATTCTGGTGAATTCACACGTAACCGTACGTCAACATTTGATGGGACTTTCTCACGTACTCGTAACTCATCATACTCAGGTACTTTTACGCGCACTCGTGTATCGTCTTACATAGACACATACTCACGTGCTCGTATCTCATCATATTCTGGTACCTTTGCACGTAATCGTATCTCATCATATAGCGATACTTACGCACGTACACGTAACTCTATATACACTGGACAATATACTCGTACACGTACATCGACGTTTGACGGCACTTTCTCCCGTGTACGTAACTCTGCATATGCTGCAGACTACACGCGCACACGTACTTCAGCGTACGGTGCAACATACTCAAGAGTCCGTGCGTCTGCGTATACGCGCACACGTCTAACTGCATTTACTAACAGTTATTCAGGTACTTTCAGCCGCGCACGTGTTTCAGTATACACTCGTGATCGTGTAACAAACTTTGCTGGTATCTTTGCACGTACTCGTACATCGGCATATACACGTGGCCGTGTTTCTACTTACTCAGGAACATTTGCACGTGCACGTACTTCGGTATACTCAGCGGCCTACTCACGTACTCGTGTATCATCTTATACAGGTACTTACGCAGGAACTTTCTCACGTACTCGTATCTCCGCATATTCCGATACATACTCCCGTTCACGTAACTCCGTGTACACTCGCACATCTGCAAGAACACGTAACTCATCTTACTCTGCAGACTATACTCGTACACGCGTAACAGACTACACACGTAATCGTGTCACCAACTTTGCTGGTGTCTTCTCACGTGCACGTGTTTCAACATATGCTCGCACACGTACTTCTGTATACTCTGCGGCCTATGCACGTGATCGCGTTTCTTCGTATGTTCGTGCGCAAAATCTTGCACAATTTACTGGTAACTTTGCAGGAAACTACAGTCGTAACTTTGCAGGAAACTATTCACGTAACTTTGTAGGAAATTACTCTCGTGGTTTCGCTGGTAACTATGTTGGCAACTATGCTCGAGTTTCTACTCGTGTATCTGCACGTACCCGTTACTCAGCTTATGCACGTACGTCAACACGTACTCGTGCATCTGCATACACACGTGATCGTGTCACTAACTTTGCTGGTAATTTTGTCGGTAACTATTCTCGTAACTTTATAGGAGATTACGTAGGAAACTATAGCCGCACATTCGTAGGCGACTACACAGGTAATTACACTGGCAACTATGCAAGAACATTTACTGGAAACTTTGCTGGTAACTATGCACGTGCTTTTGCTGGTAACTACGCAGGTAACTATACAGGAAACTACACAACAACATTTACTGGTAACTTCGTAGGAAACTATGCTCGCAACTTTGTAGGTGACTACGTTGGAAATTTTGTCGGTAACTACGCACGTGCCTTTGCTGGTAACTTCGCTGGAAACTACGTAGGCGAATATACTCGTGCGAGACCATCGAGTTTCGTAGGTAATTATGCCCGAGGGTTTGTTGGTAATTACGTTGGAAACTTTGTCGGTAACTATGCACGTGCCTTCGCAGGCAACTTTGCTGGTAATTATACTGGTAACTATGCAACAACATTTACCGGAAACTTTGTCGGTAACTATGCTCGTGGATTCGCAGGTAACTTTGCTGGTAACTACGTAGGTGAATACGCTAGAACATCGACGCGTACATCAACTCGTGTACTACCATATACGCGTTCACTGAGCTTCACTGGTGACTTCGTAGGAAACTATGCACGTAATTATTCTGCTAACTATACTCGTACACCAGCATACACTCGTACACTATATTACGCAGGTGACTTCGTAGGAAACTATGCACGTACACGTACTGGTTCATATGAAGGCAACTACGCTCGTACACGTGTTACAAACTTTGCTGGTAACTTTACTGGTAACTATACTCGCGGTGTAACATATACTGGTAACTACAACCGTAACGTAACATATACTGGTAATTACGCCCGTAGTGTTGCATATACGCGTACTAGAACAGTAACATCAACTCAGGCAGCAACATTTACACGTACATCTACACGTACATCAACCACTTCTGGTACTACAGTAAATGATGCATATGTAGCGAACTACTTTGTTGTAACAACTGGTTGGGTTCGTGATAGTGAGGGTGGAGTAACAATAAACCAAGTTTACATAGATGGCATGGTTGTAGCTCAAGCTACCGGAGCATCTGTTACTCAAATCACTGCCGGTGGTGTAACATATTATCGTGGATCACATAGACAAAACTTCGGTGCATTTGTATCTCGATACGGTGTAACCTACCAAGCAGGTGGTGGTAGTTTTGCAGGCAACTTCGTAGGAAACTACACAGGAACACAAAGCTTCAGTACAAACTATACAGGTAACTATGCTCGTAACGTTGCATATACTCGTAACCGTGTGGCTGCAGTCGCTTATACAAGAAATAGAGCAGCGACTTTAACCTATACACGTGATCGTGTTACTAACTTTGCAGGCGACTTCGTAGGAAACTATGCACGTAATCGTGCATTCTCTTATGAGGGTAATTATGCACGTACTTCAACGCGCACGTCTACAAACACAGGTTACTATACTCGTACGTTAAGCTATACTGGTAATTATGCACGAGCGTTTACACGTAATCGTACTCAGGTTTCAACTCGTACTGATACTTACACACGAACTGGTTCTTATGTCGGTGATTTTGTAGGTAATTATGCTCGTACTTCTACACGTACATCAACGCGTACTCGTTACTCAGCTTATGCAAGAACTCGCGTAACCAACTTTGTTGGTGACTTCTCACGTGTTTCTACACGTACGTCAACACGTACTCGTTACTCAGCATACGCTCGTACACGTGCAACAGATTATACTCGTACACGTAACAGCGCATACTCAAGAACTAGCGCAGTAACATATACAGGTAATTACGCTCGTACTTCTACACGTACGTCAACACGTACTCGTTACTCAGCATATGCAAGAACTCGTGCGACAAACTATACACGTACACGAAACTCGGCTTATGCTCGTACACGTATCACAGACTACGTAGGTAACTTCACACGTGTCTCGACTCGTACGTCAACTCGTACCCGTTACAGTGCATACTCAAGAACACGTATCACAGACTACGTAGGTGACTTTACACGCGTTTCAACACGAAACTCGACTCGTAACCGTGGTTCTGCTTACGCACGTACATCGACTCGTACACGTGGCTCAGCATACACTCGTGACCGCGTAACCAACTTCGCAGGTAACTTCGTCGGAAACTACAGCCGTAACTTCGCTGGAGATTTCGTTGGAAACTACTCTCGTGCATTCGTTGGTGAGTACACTGGTAACTATACTGGTGAGTACACTCGTACTTCAACACGCACACGTTACTCTGCGTACGCACGTACACGTCTATCGACATTCGTAGGACAGTATGCGAACAGCTATACACGTCATCGCATCACGTCTTACTCACGCGTAGCTACTGCATACCCACACACAAGTGCTTACAACGATTTGTCTAACAAGTTGTGGGATGCCGGATTTATGAATAACTGGTCTGCGCCTAATACAGGTTCAGCTACAGGATATCCGACAGCAAGTCATGGTTTCCACCAGAATGGTGACGGCAACTCCATCATTTCTATCCCAGACACACCAAGAGGTGCTGGTGACGTTTGGGATATTTCTAATCAAGATGCCGAATCAAACGCGGACGGTGGTTGGAATAGTTCGTGGATGTCAGTAGATACAACTAAGACATATCGCTACTCAGTTTGGGTACGACGTAATACTATCGGTAATGGCCATACATATCTTGGTTCACGCGCATATAATTCAGGTGGTACTAATGTTGGTATGATTCCTGTTCATGGTCCAAATAACCACGGTACAGCAAATACAAATACTTATTTTGTATCTAGTTTATGGAATTCGTTGACAGGAACAACAGCAAACACTGCTGGTGAGTGGTTCTTGTTAGTTGGTCACGTACATCCAGCAGATTATACTGGTGGTGTAGATACAACTTCAGGTATCTATAACGAATCTGGAGAAAAAGTTGCTAACGTTAACTATGATATGAAGTGGGTGTCAGGCACTGCTTGGCAGCTACATCGTGCATACTTGTACTACTCAACAGACACTAGCACTAACCAACAGTTCTGGGAACCACGTGTTGATGATATGTCTCACGGTAGTGCGCCAAGCATTGACTTGCTACGTCACGGAACTCCATCATACTCACGCGTATTCACTGGTAACTACACTGGCAACTACTCACGCGGATTCGCAGGCGAATACACTGGTAATTACTCACGCAACTTC